CCGCCCTTGCCCTTCCCCGGCGAGGGGCAAGAACATCAGGAGCATAGCATGAAAATCTTCGGCTGGAAGGCGGCCGGGCGGGATGAAGCTCGCCCGGCGCTGTCGCGTCACGCTGGCAGTAATTGGGGCAGCAATTGGGGCAGCAACTGGTCGTCGCTGGGCGACTGGCCGAGCGGGTATGAGGCGCAGGTGCGCGATGCCTATCGCCGCAATCCGATTGCCCAGCGCGCGGTGAAGCTGGTGGCGGAAGGGGCGGCATCCGCGCCGCTGACGGCATCCGATCCGGCGCTGATCGCGCTGATCACCGCACGATCGGGCGGGCAGGCGCTGGTCGATACGATCACCGCGCATCTGCTGCTCCACGGCAATGCCTATGTGCAATTGCTGACCGATGCCGAGGGCAACCTGCGCGAACTGTTCGCGTTGCGGCCCGACCGGGTGACGGTGTAGCCCGATGCGCGCGGCTGGCCGGTCGCGTACCAGTATCGCGTGCTCGATTGGGTAACGCGACTGATCGCCGACGATCCGGGCGGCCGGCCCGAGATTGTCCATCTGAAGGCGTTCCATCCGCTCGACGACCATTATGGCCTGGGCGCGCTGGAGGCCGCATCGGGCGCGGTTGCGATCCACAATGCGGCCACGCGCTGGAACAAGTCGCTGCTCGACAATGCGGCGCGGCCTTCGGGCGCGCTGGTCTATGATCCCCGCGACGGATCGTCGCTCAGCCGCGATCAGTTCGATCGCCTGCGCAGCGAGATGGAGGCAAGCTTTTCAGGCAGCGGCAACGCCGGGCGGCCGATGCTGCTCGACGGGGGGCTGACCTGGCAATCGATGAGCCTCAGCCCCGCGGACATGGATTTTGTCGGGCTGAAAGCGGCGGCAGCGCGCGAGATTGCGATGGCGTTCGGCGTGCCGCCGATGCTGCTCGGCCTGCCGGGCGATGCGACCTATGCCAATTACAAGGAGGCCAACCGCGCGCTGTGGCGGCTCGCCATCCTGCCGATTGCCGACATGATCTTTGCCGGGCTGGCGCAGGGGCTGCGCGGCTGGTTTCCCGATGCGCGGGTGAGGGTCGACGTGAACCAGCTCTCTGCGCTGGCGGAGGACCGCGAACGGCTCTGGGCGCAAATGGCCGGTGCGGATTTTCTCAGCCGCGAGGAAAAACGCGCCCTGCTGGGAATCGATGCCGCCGCTGCGACGGGAGAAAGCGCATGAGCGGTGCGGTGCTGGCGCAATTGATGGCGCAGGGCATCAGCCAGGGTGCCGATCTGGCAACGCTGCGCGCGATTGCCGAGGAAGCGGGCGAGCTGGGCGCGAGCCGGGCTCTGGCGCGGCTCGGCCTTGATGACAAGGACGCGGCCAAGGACATGGCCGAGCTGCGCCAATTGCTGGAGGCGTGGCGCGATGCCAAGAAATCGGCGTGGCGGGCGGCGATCGGCTGGGTGGTGCGGGTTGGCGGGGCGCTGCTGATCGCGGGCATCGCCGTGCGGATGAGGCTGGGCGGGCTGGTGAAATGACGCTTCGACACGCGTCTTCGACAAGCGCAGCCGCTGCTCAGGGCGAACGGTCCAAAGTACGGTTCGCGGGCTATGCGGCGGTGTTCGACCGGGTCGATCGCGGCGGCGATATCGTCCGCCCCGGCGCGTTTGGCACCGTGGCGGGCCCGGTGCCGCTGCTGTGGCAGCATCAGGGCGCAGCCGTGGGCACGATCGAGCGGATCGAGGAGGATGCGCGCGGCCTGCGCGTCATCGCGTCGGTCGATGCCCCCGGTCTTGCCGCGCAGGTGGCGGCGGGCGGGGTGAAGGGCCTGTCGTTCGGCTACCGCGTCAAAGCCGCGCGGCACGGTTCGCCAGCCCAGGGGCAGGTACGCGAATTGCTGGCGCTCGACCTGATCGAAGTCAGCCTGGTCACCGCGCCGATGCAGCCGCTGGCGCGGGTGCTGGCGGTGGAGGCGGCATAGCCGCGCCGCACCGCCGTGATGATTTTTTCGTCGAGGAGAATACCATGATCGAAGTGAAAGCGAATGCGCTCGAAGCGAGTTTCGAGGCGGTTGAGATGGCCCCGGTGCTGGAACGCCCGGTGCTGAGTGGCGCGCGTGAAGCGCAGGACAGCGGCTTTGGCGGGTTCCTGCGCAGCGGGGCGACGGTGGAAATGAAATCCTTCACCGGCCTGACCGGCGATGCGGGCGGCTATGCCATTCCGCGTGAAATCGATGCGGTGATCGACCGGACGCTGAAGGCCATCTCACCGATCCGCGCCGTCGCCAATGTCGTCAAGGTCGGCTCGGCAGGCTATCGCAAACTGGTGACGACGGGCGGCACGCCGTCCGGCTGGGCATCCGAAGTCGCCGCCCGGCCCGAAAGCGCCACCCCGACCTTCATCGAAATCGCGCCGCCGATGGGCGAGCTTTATGCCAATCCCAGCGCGAGCCAGGCGATGCTGGACGATGCGCAGTTCGATGTCGAAGGGTGGCTGGCCGACGAAATCGCGATGGAATTCGCCAGCGCGGAAGGGGCCGCCTTTGTGAACGGCAACGGCACCAATCGCCCCAAGGGGTTTCTGCAATATGCCACCGCCGCGACGGGGGATGCGGCCCGCGCGTTCGGCACGCTGCAATATCTGGCGAGCGGCGCGGCGGGGGATTTCAGCACCAGTCCGCAGGACCGGCTGATCGATCTCGTCCAGGCGCTGCGCGCACCCTATCGTCAGGGTGCGGTGTTCGTCATGAATTCGGCCACGCTCGCGCGGATCCGCAAGTTCAAGACCAGCGACGGCGCGTTCATCTGGCAGCCCGGGCTGGCAGCGGGGCAGGCCGCGACGCTGCTGGGCTATCCGTGATCGAGGCGGAGGACATGCCCGATATCGCCGCGAACAGCCTGTCGATCGCGTTCGGCAATTTCCGCGCCGGATACCTGATTGCCGAGCGGACCGAGACCGCCATTCTGCGCGATCCGTACAGCAACAAGCCGTTCGTCAATTTCTACGCGACCAAACGGATCGGCGGCTGCGTGACCAATTCGGAAGCGATCAAGCTGATGAAGTTCGCCGCGTCTTGAGCCTGGGTATGTGCTGAGCAACCCCAGGACTCGGCGCGGCCGGGCGGCGGGGCGGGCAGCGCCCGCTCCGTCCGACGGCGGTGCCCGCCATCAGCGCCTTGGCAACCAGCCCCCCGCAACCGTCATTGCGCGCCCGGCCAAGGCCGGGGGAAGCCATCCAGCGACATGCGCGCGGAACGGCTGGATTGCCGCGCTACGCTCGCAATGACGTAGGTTTTTTGCTTTTGCTTCGAAGGGATCCCCCATGCCCCTTTCTACCAATCCCCCCGGCGACGTAACGCTGGGGGCGGCTGACCGCGCGCTCGCGGTGGCGGCGGTCAAGGCGCGGTTGCGCGTTGCGTTGGACGACGAGGACGCGCTGATTGCGGCCTTCGCCGAAACCGCTTTGGGGCTGGCCGAACAGTTTACCGGCCAGGCGCTGATCGCGCGCGAGATGGCGCTGGAGCTGCCGGTCTATTGCGGCTGGCAACGGCTGGCCGGCACGCCGGTGCGCGCGATCGAGACGATCGAGACGCTTGCCAGCGATGGCACGCCCAGCCTGTTGCCGCTGATCGATTATGCGGTGGATATCGATGCCTGCGGCAATGGCTGGGTACGGATTGCCGATGCCGGTGGTGCCGGGCGCGTGCGGGTGACGATGATCGCGGGCCTGGCCGATGGCTGGAACACCGTGCCTGCCGCCATTCGGGAAGGGGTGGCGATGCTGGCGGCCTATCTCTACGCCGCGCGCGACGTGAGCCAGCCGCCACCTGCGGCGATCACCGCGCTGTGGCGGCCCTATCGCCAGATCGCGCTCGCGCCGGCGGGGCACGTATGAGCGGCGATTGGCAGGCGGCGGGCCAGACAATCGCCCGGCAGGCCAGGCAGCGGGCCATCGCCCGCGGGGTGCAGCAATTGCGCGATGACTTCCCCGGCGTTGCGGTCAGCGCCGATCCCGACGCGATCGTGCTGAGCGGGCGCGGGCTGTTCCGCCGCTGGATCAATGACGCACGGCTGCGCGCGATCGGGAGCTTGCTGAAATGACCGCGGAACAGGCATGGCAGGCCGCGCTGGTCGATATGCTGCGCAGCATGGATGGGCTGAACGGCGTCTATGAAGGCCCGCCCGTCAAGGCGAGCGAACCCTGGGCGGAGCTGGGCGAGCTGCTGAGCTTCGACTGGAGCACCAAGGACATGGCGGGCCGCGAGCTGCGATCGACGGTGTTCGTGCGTGATCGGGCGGAGGGTCCGGCGCGGCTGCATACGCTGGCGGCGGCGGTGGATGCCGCGGCGCAGGCCGTGCCGCGCGATCTCGAAGGGTGGCGGATCGCCAGCCTGACGCTGATCCGCAACCGCATCATGCGCGACCGCCCCGGCGGCTGGACCGCGATGGTGGAACACCGCGTGCGGCTGCTGGCGGGGTAGGGGAGCAATCCTCACCCGCTGGGGGAGGTGGCAGGCGCAGCCTGACGGAGGGGGAGGTAAGCAAAACGCTCGGATTTGGAGCTGAGCGCACCCACATCGAAATCAATTTTCGAGTATTGGGAAAATCAACAACCCGCTCGCCAACCGCCCCCTCCGTCACCTTCGGTGCCACCTCCCCCTGGCGGGGGAGGATTGGGAAGGGATGGCGTTAGCGAGGCCCGGTTTCCCTGCCAATGAAGGCAATGTTGATTCTGTTATCTTCGACCCAGCGCATCAGGCACTTGTTTTGCGCATCGAGCAGCGGTGCCGCGTCGGCGCTCGTCTGCCCGAAAGCGAATGTGCCGTCCGCGCTGACTGACCAGGCAATCCTTTCCGGCGCGATGCCGCAGCGTTGCAGCGCGGCGCGTGCTTCGCTGGCGGTTGTGCCATGACGCGGCAGCATCATTCGCACGAGATCGCATCCGCTTAGGAGCAAGGCACAGACGCCGATCGCAAAAATGCGCGTTCTCATCCCGCAAGACTAACCGACTGCCGAAGGGCTGCAAGTGGATCGTAGGCCCGCCGTCCTTCGCTGCCGTGCACTGTTGTCCGCAGCATTTCCTCAACATCCACATCAGGAGACCCATTATGCCCGCTGAAAAGGGAAGCTCCTTTCTGTTGAAGATCGGCAATGGCGCGACGCCGCCTGTCTTCACCACCGTTGCCGGGCTGCGGACGACCCAGCTTAGCGTCAATGGCGAGGCGGTGACGATCACTACCAAGGATTCGGGCGGCTGGCGGGAATTATTGTCGGGCGCGGGGGTGCGATCGGTCAGTGTGTCGGGGGCGGGGGTGTTTACCGGCTCTGCGGCGGAGGCGCGCCTGAAGGCCAATGCGCTGAGCGGGATGATCGACGATTACCGGCTGAGCTTTGAAAGCGGCGAGACGCTGACCGGGCGCTTTCTGGTGACGCGGCTCGACTATGCCGGGGATTTCAACGGTGAGCGCAGTTACACGCTGGCGCTGGAAAGTTCCGGCCCGGTGGTGAGCGCATGAGCGCCAGTCCCACGCCCAATCCCGGTCGGGGCGAGGCGTCGATCCGGATTGGCGGCACGACGCTTTTGCTGCGCCCGAGCTTTGCAGCATTGGTCGCCGCCGAGCAGGAATTGGGGCCGCTGTTTGCACTCGTTGAGCGCGCCGCATCGGGCGGGCTGGCGCTGGCCGAGATGGTCGCTTTGTTCTGGCATTGTCTGGCGGACCGGCCCGAAGGGCTGACGCGCGAGGCACTAGGCGAGGGCGTCGCGGCGGGTGGCCTGGCGCAGGCGACGCCGGTGCTGCGCGTGCTGCTCGGGCAGATATTGGCGGGGCGGTGAGCGACGAATTTGCGGCCGCAGCATCGCGCCTCGCCGGCTTTGCCGGGGCGTTGCTGGGCTGGCGACCGGCGGAATTCTGGGCGGCGACGCCTGCCGAGCTGGCGGTGATCCTGACCGCGATGCTGCACCCCGATGCCGCAGCATTGCCGCCCGATGACAAGACATTGCAGCGATTGATGGAGGCTTTTCCCGATGGATGAGGAGATTGACCGGCTGGTTGTCAGCGTGCGCGCCGACACCGCCGGATTCCAGCGCGATGTGGCCGATATCCGCGCCAATATGGACGGGCCGCTGGCGCGCGGGGCGGAGATGGCAGGGCGCGGCATCGAAAATGCGCTGCTGCGCGCGGTGCGCACCGGGAAACTGGGCTTTGAGGATCTGCAGAAGGTTGCGCTGTCGGTGCTCGGTGAGATTGCCGCGTCGGCGCTGAAGGGCGGGCTGAATGCGATCTTTGGCGGGTCGGGCGGCGGCGGGCTTGGCGGCGTGATCAGCGGCTGTTTCGGCCTGCCGGGTCGCGCGACAGGCGGGCCAGTGTCGCCGGGGCGTGCCTATGTCGTCGGCGAACGCGGGCCCGAGCTGTTCGTGCCCACCGCGAGCGGGGCGATCGCGGCATCGCCGGGCAGCGGGAGCGGCGCGCGCGAGGTGCGCGTGGCAATCACGATCAATGCGCAAGGCAGCGACCAGCCGCAGGCGCTGGCGCGATCGAGCCGCCAGGTGGCACGCGCGGTGCGCGCGGCGATTGCAGGGGCCGACTGATGGGCCATTGGCTGGCGACGGCGTCCAGCGTCCAGACGACGGGTTTTATCTCGCGCTTCGACCCCCGTTTCTGGACGGTCAATTTCCCGCGTCCGATGATGGCGAGCGTGGTGACGACGGGGCCGGACGCGCTGCGTGTCGATGCCGTCTTCTATCGCGCCGACGATCTGGCCGGGCTGATCTGGGCAAGCGAGGATACGATCGACCATGCCTTGCTGCGCTATGAAACGGCGCGCGACTATCGGGAATGCCGGTTGTCGTTTCGCTGGCGATCGTCGGGCATCATGCCGCTCGATGCGGTCAACGGCCCGACGCTGACGATCGAGGGGCGCGATGAAAATGGTGCGGCGCGGGCCTGGTATGTGCGGCTGTGGAACTATGCCGACGGGTCGCCCGGGGATGCGATCATCACGCTGAACTTTGCCGATCTGGCCGGAGGATTTCTGCTGCCTGACGAAGCCGATCCGGTATGGGCGGGGGACGTTGACCGTATGTTCGTCTCGCTGGTGCCGCCGGGCTATACGGGTGCCGACGGGGCACTCGCCGCCCCGGTCGAAGGCTGGGTGGAACTGAGCGACCTGCGTTGCGAGGGGCCGGGCAGCGTGCTGGCGATCGGTGAGGTGGTGCTGCCCGAACACGGGCTGGGCATCGCGAGCGGCTATGACGACAGCTATCATCTGACGCCCGCGCGATTGCTGCGCAGCGTGCTGCAGCTCGGCTATCGCGGCGCGATCATCCATTATGTCGGCATGAGCCATTATTTCCGGCTCGAAGGCCATTCGGGCGGCTTTTATGTCAGTCTGGCGGGCGGGGTGCTCAACACGGCGTGCGCCGCGTGGCACCGCGATTTCGCGGAAACCGCCAGGCGGCTGGGCTTCGATATCATCTGGTCGCTGAGCTACGAACTGTTCGACGCGCATTGCTGGGCCGACTGGAAGCAGCGTGCGAGCGACGGCAGCCCGGCGCTGACCGGCTGGGAGCCGCCATCGACGCTGCTGTCGCCCGCGCATGCCGGGGCAATGGGCTATCTGGGCCAGGTGGCGCGCGCCTTTATCGGGATCGCGGTCGAGGCGGGTCTCGCGCCGAAATTTCAGGTTGGCGAGCCGTGGTGGTGGGTGATGCCCGATGGTCGCCCGTGCCTGTACGATGATGCGGCGCGCGCGGCCTTTGGCGGCAATCCCGTGCCGATTGCCGATGTGCGCGGCACCCCATCGGCGGCGGCGCGGGCGTTGATGGACGCGGCGGGGGAAAGGTTGGCGGCGTCGACTGCCGGGCTGCTGGATGCGGTCCGCGCTGTGGCCCCCGACGTGGAAACGCATCTGCTGGTCTATCTGCCCGCTATCCTCGCCGACGACGCGCCCGAGCTACGGCGGATGAACCTGCCGACGGACTGGGCACGGCCCGCCTTCGATATCCTTCAGATCGAGGATTATGACTGGGTGATCGCGGGCGATACGGCCAATGCGGCGCGCGCACTGGACGCGGTGCAGGCAAGGCTGGGCTATGCCGATGCTGCGCAGCATTATCTCTCCGGCTTTATTCTGCATGCGGAAGCGGCGGCGGCATGGGCACAGATCGACGCCGCCGCGCAGAGTGCCCGCGCGCGGGGTGTGGCGCGCAGCTTTCTGTGGGCACTGCCGCAAGTGCTGCGCGATGGATTCATTCACTATGACGAGGGGGCGGACGACATGCAGGCGTTCGACGACGTGCTGTTTCCGCTGGCGCTGGGGCGCGAGGCGGAAGTGATGCCGGAATTTTCAACCGCGATCGTGGTCAGCGCGGGCGGCCATGAAGCGCGCAACGCGAGCGGGTCTGCCGCGCGCACCCGCTATGACATCGGGCCGGGCATCCGTTCCGAACAGGATATTGCCGCGTTGCTGGATTTCTTTCGCGCGCGAATGGGCCCGGCGCGGGGATTCCGACTGCGCGATCCGTTCGATTCATCGTCGGCAGGCGGGCATGCTGCGCCGACGCCGATCGATCAGCCGATCGGTACGGGGGACGGTATCACCCGGCGTTTCGCGCTGGTGAAGCATTATGGCGAAAGCGTCCGCCGGATCACCCGGCCCGTTGCCGGCAGCGTGCGGGTGGCGGTGAACGGCATGGAAATCAGTGGCTTCACCCTTACTGATGCGGTTTGGGTTGTGCTCGATGCTGCGCCCGAAGCCGGTGCAGCAATTGCCGCCGGATTCGCTTTCGATGTGCCGGTGCGTTTTGCGGAGGATCGGCTGAGCGTCACCCGCGCGACCTTCATGGCGGGGCAGGCGGCATCGGTGCCGCTGGTCGAAGTGCGGGAAGATTGAGATGGGTTTTATCGACGGCCAGCTTACCACCATCGCGCTATGTTGGCGGATCGAACGCCGCGATGGCGTGACGCTGGGGCTGACCGACCATGATCGCGATCTGGTGATCGATGGCCTGCTGCACCGCGCCGCACCGGGCATGACGCCATCCGCGATCCGGCGCGGCGCGGGGCTGGACGCGGATACGATGGACGTGATGGGCGCACTCAGCAGCGCGGCGATCAGCGAGGCCGATCTGTTGGCCGGGCGCTGGGACGGCGCGCGGGTGCGCCTGTTTGCGACCGACTGGACGGCACCGGGCGCGGCGATCGCGCTGGGCGAAGGCGTGATCGGCACGGTCGAGACCAGGGGCAATGGCTTTACCGCCGAATTGCGGGGTACCGCCGCCGCGCTCGACCGGGCAGTGGCGGAGGAGACATCGCCCGAATGCCGCGCCGAACTGGGCGACAAACGATGCCGGGTGGCGATGGCGGCACGGCGCCGGACCGTGCGGGTGACGGCGGTGGAGGGTCTGGTGCTGACCGTCGATGCGGCCGAACCGACTGACAATGCCTATGGTCAGGGCCTGCTGCGCTGGCTGGGCGGCGCGAATGCGGGCTTTGTCAGCGCGATTGCCATGTCGGCGGGGGCAAGCATCACGCTCTATAAGGCGCCGCCTTTTGTCGTTGCGGCGGGGACGCTGATCGACCTGACCCAGGGCTGCGACAAGACCATCGCCACCTGTTCGGCGCGCTTTGCCAATGCAGCCAATTTTCGCGGCGAACCCTATTTGCCGGGGATTGATCTGCTGACGCGCTATCCGGGCGCGTGACCCCGTCGGCGCGGGCCGCAGCGGCGGCGCAGGCGGCGGTCGGCACGCGCTTTCGGTGGCACGGCCGTGATCCGGCGACCGGGCTCGATTGCGTTGGCCTGGCGCTGGTGGCGCTGCATGCAGGCGGCTTCATCGGCACGGTGGCGGAAGGTTACGCGCTGCGCGGCGGGGACGCCGCGCGGATCGCGGCGATGATCGATGGGCATGGCCTGGTGCGCGTCACCGGCGATCCCGCCGCGGGCGACCTGTTGCTGTGCGGCACCGGCCCGGGCCAGTTCCACTTCGCCATCCGATCGGCCGCGGGTGTGATCCATGCCGATGCGATGCTGCGCCGCGTGGTCGCCCGACCTGACCCGCTTCCCTGGCCGGTGATTGCGAGCTGGCGGCTTCCCGAGGAGAATTGAGATGGCAACGTTGGTGCTGAGCGTGGCCGGCGGCATTTTCGGCGGGCCGATCGGTGCCGCGCTGGGGAGCCTGGCGGGCCAGGCGATCGACCACAACGTTATTTTCAAGCCCAAGGGACGCGAAGGCCCGCGGCTGAGCGACCTGGCGGTGCAGACATCGTCCTATGGCACGCCGATCCCGCGCATTTTCGGGACGATGCGCGTTGCCGGATCGGTGATCTGGTCAACCGATCTGATCGAAACGCGCAGCAAATCGTCGGGCGGCAAGGGCCAGCCGACCGTCACCAATTACAGCTATTCGGCATCGTTCGCCGTCCTGTTGTCGGCGCGCGCCATTCAAGGAGTGGGGCGCATCTGGGCGGACGGCAAATTGCTGCGCGGCAGTGCGGGCGATTTCAAATCGCAGACCGATTTTCGCCTGCATGCGGGCAGCGAGGACCAGCCTGTCGATCCGCTGATCGCGGCGGCCGAGGGGGCCGGGCTGGCACCGGCGCATCGTGGCTTGGCCTATGCGGTGTTCGAAAACTTCCAGCTTGCCGATTATGGCAATCGCATCCCGTCGCTGACCTTTGAAGTGATCGCGGATGCCGCGACGGTGCCGGTTGACGTTATTGCCGCCGACATCAGCGGCGGGATCGTGCGCGGTGATGGTGCCGGGCCGTCGCTGATCGGTTTTTCGGCCTATGGCGACAGCGCGCGCAGCGTGCTGGAAACGCTGGCGACGATCGGCGGCGGCTGGTTTGCGGACGATGGTGCGGTGCTGACGATGCGGCATAGCGCCGTGCCGGTGCGCAGTATCGCCGACGATGGCTTTGCCGCACAAACGGCAAAGGGCGAACGGGGCACGCGTCGGGCGCGCAGTATTGCGGCGCTTGATGGCGTCGCGCAGCGGCTGTCGCTCGCTTATTATGATCCTGCGCGCGATTACCAGACGAATATCCAGCAGGCGCGGCGGCCCGGCCCGGGAACCCGACAGGAACGGATCGACCTGCCGGCGGTTGTCGATGCCGGGGCGGCGAAGGCGATCGCCCAGAATGCCTTGCTCCGCGCGGATGCCGCCCGCGAGAAACGCAGTATCGCCACTGCCTGGCAGGCGATCGATCTGGTGCCCGGCGATGCGTTGACGATCGTGGGCGAACCGGGGCTTTGGCGAATCGACGGCTGGTCGCTGGAAGCAATTGTGCTGACGCTTGATCTGGTCCGCGTGACGAGCGCCAGTGCCAGCCACGAAACTGCCAGCGCCGGGCGGGTGCTGGGCAGCGCCGATCTGCTGCACGGGCCCAGCGTCATTGTGGCTGCCGAATTGCCCCCGCTCGACGATGCCCTGCTGGCAATGCCGCGGCTGGTGATTGCCGCTGCAGGGCCTGAACCCGGCTGGCGGCAGGCCGCACTGCTGCTGTCGACCGATGGCGGCACGCGCTACACCGGGCTGGGTGCAACGGCTGCACCGGCGACGCTGGGTGCCATCGTTATGCCGCCCGGACCGGCATCGTCGCTGCTGATCGACTGTATCAATAGCGTCGAGGTTGATCTGCTCCATCCGCTGATGGCGCTTGGTCCGGCCGACGATGCCGCGCTGGATCATGGCGCCAATCTGGCGCTGATCGGCGGCGAGCTGATCCAGTTCGGATCGGCCATGCCGATCGAGCCGCGGCGCTGGCGGCTGGCCCGGTTGCGACGCGGGCTGCGCGGCACCGAAGCAGCAATCGGTGGCCAGATGGCCGGAGACCGGTTTTTGCTGATCGATGCGGAGACGATGATCGCGGCAGATCTGCCGCTGTCGGCAATCGGCGGCACCGCGACGGTGCTGGCATCGGGGGTGGGCGACCGGCCCGGCCCCGCGCGTGCCGATGCAGCGATCACAGGGGCATCGGTGTTGCCGCCGAGCCCTGCCCAGGTGCGCGCGCGCAGGCTGGCGAATGGCGATGTGACGATCACCTGGGTGCGCCGCAGCCGGTTGGGCTGGCGCTGGATCGATGCGGTTGATGCACCGCTGGGCGAAGAAAGCGAGCGCTACAGCGTCGTGGTTATCACCGCCGGGGCGCGCAGCGTGATCGAGCGGGATCGCCCCGAGGTGACATTGCCCGCCGCGATGATCGCCGACGGCACCGTCATCAGCATCCGTCAGCTTGGGAATGCGGGCGAATCGGCCCCGGCAAGCATTACCCTAACAATTTGAAAGAGGATGAAAAATGACCGAATCGACCGCGCGACTGGCGCTGCCGCTGTTGCAACCGGGCCAGGCACAGAAAGAATTGTATCATAATGAAGCATTGGCGCTGATCGACATCGCGGTGGCGGCCAGCGTCGAAGCGATCGGTGTAAATACGCCGCCGTCCGGCCCGGTGATCGGGCAATGCTGGGTGGTGGGCGCCAGCCCGACGGACGACTGGGCAGGGGAAGCGCACAGCCTGGCGGGGTGGACAGCGGGCGGCTGGCGCTTTGTTTCCGCGCTGCCCGGAATGACCGTGTGGAGCCGGGCCGATCACCTTGTTGCCTGCTTTTACAACGATAATTGGGTGTTGGGCGAGGTGCGGGCAGCGCGGGTGATGGTGGCGGGCCAGCAGGTCGTCGGCGCCCGCCTTGCCGCCATCCCCGCGCCCGCTGGCGGCAGCGTTGTGGATAGCGAGGCGCGGGCGGCGCTGACGGCGATTCTGGGCATGCTCAGGACGCATGGCCTGATCGAAAGCTGA